GCCACGTGTGAAGAGAGAGGGTGAAACTCCCTCTCACATGCGAAACGGGTCCACAGATGTCTTGCGACACCTTAATGTGCTTTTGGAAACAAATAAGCATACGATTAGAGACATCACAACAGCTATGACAGTTGCTGTGAGCTGTCCCCAGTCTTTCCGCGACGAACTGGCATCGTTCGTGGAGCGGTTAACTCATGAGTTTTCGGATTCAGAGTTGGCTGTGCGAGACTGGGCACTGGGAAGTGCGCTGCGCCTATTGCGCTCTTTCCTTGAGACGTTGAGAATCGTCGGAAAGATTGACCTGGTTCGACCAGAAGATATCGATCTGACCTTCGGCCTCGCTGAGCTTTCTCCTGTTGGGATCCTCCAACAGTTCAAGAAGTTCTGCGCTTCTCCTATGTCACTCATGATGAGGACACAGGGGAGGCACAAGACTCTGCCTTTTGTGGCCATCACAAAACGGAGACTTGTGAGATGGTTCTCGACGCGGGTTTCGAAGAGGAAATTGGTGGTTGCGAACACCTGTCTGCAACTCAAACGAGTTTGCGCAAGTGTACCGCCGCTTTTGCAGGATCACTACCTGCTTAAGCACCAACAACTACTCACCTCGAAACCCCGCCAGACCAAAGCCTTTAAGGGAGCCATCCGGGACTTGGCTGAATACCTCCTGGGCGATCGCAATGAGCGATTGCCTTGGGGGCAGACAGCTGTTGTCCCTGGCTTCCTCTGGGACCCTGATCCAGCTTCCAGGACGTCAAGTTTATCTTTATCGGCAACGGTAGAGTACTCTAGACTGAAAGGAGGTTGTTTTGGGTTCTGGGATTCGACTCTTCCGGAATCCTTCTCCCTTGGCATCGGACGTAACTCGCTCTTCTTAGAGCGCGGTGTCACGTATCCGACATACGACCAATTACTCACAGCCGGTCATTGCTGTGAGCTCCTTACTCGCAAAGTGGTGGCGATCTGCGAACCTCTTAAGGTTCGCGTAATCACAATCCACCATGCGTGGGAATCGCCTCTCTGGGCTGATTTCCAGAAGAAACTACTCAAACGGGTAGCTTCTTTCCCTGAGATTCTCTCAGGTAAGGAATTCGGTGACGATGTTTTCAAAACAAAGTTACCGGATGATTGGGTTTGGGTGTCAGACGATGGTGACGCCGCCACGGATAGCATCGACCCCGACCTCACCTGGAAAGTAGCAAAAATGCTGCTTGGTAAACGGTACAAGGACTTATTTAAAAGTACACTTGTAGGTTTACTCAAGTACAAATTTGATACACCAGGAGTTGGTCAGGAGAGCTGTCTGCAGCGGAACGGCCAAGCCATGGGAGACAGAAGGTCTTTTCCCTTGCTTTGTCTCATTCACTACTGCACCAAGCGGTACTTCCTCGAAACCCATGGTCTTCGAGGTAAGTCCGCGTTCTTTGTAAATGGCGATGATGGAGTAATTTCCCTTCCTTCGAGTCTCGTTAACGAGTATCTTGATTGGATGCGGAACCTCTGGGACATGAATCCCAGTAAAACTTACGTTTCACAACGTTATATAAGTTTTAACTCCAGGTTCATCGACACGTACAAGGGTGCAGCGGTTCCCCTACTCAGGTGGAACCTTGTTTACAGGATAGACAAGTATGGTGGCAAGATCTCCAATCCTGACGTCTGGAACGCTATCATGGATGATAGCGGTCCATACGTCGACGAGATGTGGTCCAAGTTTTGTGCCAGGTGGCACAAAGTCTTGAAACCTTTCTCGACCCGCGGTATTAATTGGTTTTTACCTAAGATCTGCGGGGGACTGGGCCTCCAGGCGCCTCCAAATAGGCATGTCAGATACACTGCAGCGCAACGCTGTGCTGTGAGACTGACCGCTGACCTAGATGGACAGATTGCCAGCTGTGCCCCTTTCCAGACTAAGACTTGCAAGAGTCAAAGTCCCTGGAACAAAGGGGAAACCGTGCAGATAGAACATCTCAGGACTGTCTGTATCTGGACTTCCGACCCCGAGGGTAGGAGGTTCACTCACGGTTCACTGGGGAAGATCAAGCAGTGTCAGTCAAATGAATGGCTGAAAGCTTGCAAACTCCCTCAGTCGGCGGACTGGCGCCCAGAGGATTTGTTTGGGTACAACTTCAGCACAAACTTGGCAACCGTCACTTCGCTGTTCCGCGGAGTGTACGGCGTGGGCGGTAATTTCAAAACGTCCACGTATTTGTGCGCCGACTCTCAAGTTACTGATTTGAATCAGATTTTAGAGGGTCATGAAGAATCGAGCTAACAAGGCTCAATCAGCGATCGCGAAATCGATCGATCGGGATGTAGACGAGATCGTCCGTGGCAGTCGGAAGGTCCTGACCCAAAGGGGGCAGGCCCAACTGACGGCTATGGTAGATCCTCGTACTGCATCTGTGGTTGGTTCTGTTTGCCCCATGGTTGGGGCAACGACTCGTTGCAGTAAAGTTAAAGTCAAGTTTTCCGAGACTGTGCTAGTTTCTGGCACAACCGGTCTTGGCTTCCTGACTTGGAACCCTGTACAAATGGGTCCCATTTCAGGCATCACCCGTGCGGGGATGCTCTTTACCAATGCAACGACCAATGTTCTCACTACTTCTTCCGTCATCCCAGGTACACCAGGGACCGGGTATGCCTATGGGCAGTACTCGGGTTCAGGTGCGCTCTGGGGTCCCCCCGCCTCGAGCTACGAGCTGCAATACGTATGTGTTGCGGCCGCTTTGTACGTCACGCCGGTGGGAGCTGCGACTTCTCAGAATGGAACAATATTCCTTCATGAGAGTTCAACTCACACAGGCGACGTCGGCAGGACCTTTGGTACTGTCACAAGTGACCCTCGTACTCGGGCTTTGAGGGGTGTCCAAACTGGAGGACAAGCGGAAGAAATCGTGTTGAATTGGCATCCACAACGACGAGCTCGTGTAGACGGGGATGACTTCGATTGGGTCGTTCCCGCAGAATCCTCTCCCATCGCGAACAGCACGCCTCATCTGGAATTGATATTCACAGGTGGCGCCAATGCTGTTTATCGCGTGGAAGGCTACGCCCACTACCTCGTGAGAGGCTCGTTGGCGACAGGTAACTCCCGCAATCTCGTCAACTCACGTGACTGGGACATCATCGAGGCGCTTATCGCGCACAAGAGTGTCTCAGGCTACGTGGGTCGTCCACGCGTCGTCGAGCACAGTATGCTCGCTGGTGCGTGGGAGATGGCGAGGAAGTTAGGAGGCTGGTTTCGGGAGAACCGCAAGGAACTCATCGGAACTGCACGGGATATCGGTGCGATCGCCGGTCTGGCTCTTTAGACAACGCTCATGGTTACAAAGCGCTTCTAATTGGAGGTAGTTCCTCCCCCCCCCCTCTCGGAGGGGGGGTTCGGCAATTTGTAGGTCCTTGGTACGACCTAAAACTGCCACACACCCCTTAGGTCTCCTCTTCCGAGGTGGCCTGAGTTTATCAGTTGATCACTGAATGACTCCTAGGGTGCCGGGCGACGGCCCGGGGTAGGTTGGTCTAATCAACCACCTATCTGTATTCGATTTGGTCAAGGGAGCTGGTGCTCCACCTGATTACCTACAACTGGTCTGGTAACAGACACGCAGTGATGCGTCCGAGTCCCGTGAGGGGCTGGCTGTGAGGCTTGGCGGCGGTTGCCGGGTGACAC